CGACCACGCTTGTCAAATCCTTTGATGGGATTCTTAAAGTAAAATGGAACTGTATCACCTGTCTTGATATAGGCAACCAAGTTGTTGCTGTCCAACAAGTAGATGTGAGCCGGAAATAGCCCGCCAGTGGTTTCTTTAAAGGCTTGCATTATTTGGTCTGGATGTAAGGCTTGTCCCATGCACCAACTTGAAGGTGCATGTAGTAAGCGGTGTGAAAGTAATCAGTCTGTGCGTCTGACTCGTCGAACCAACGACGTCCACCAGGTATGGTGCTGGGTGCAATTTTAATAATGCGAATGATCTGTTCAAAGAAAGATTTGTGTTCGCCGTAATTGCCCAAATGGTAGTGATTGATCTGACCGTGATTTTGCAACACATCACTGAAGTCTGCAGGACCAGTTTTAATGGTAACATCAACTGACAAACTGCCAGAGCCCTTACGCACACCAAATTTGAATTTTGGAAATTGTGCTTTAAGTTCATCACGGATTGCTTTAACTTCGTTAGCGCCAATGTATGCCATTTAAAACTCCTGTTTGTTGCTGTCTATGTATGTATTATACCGGATTCTGCCCGTTTGGTCAACCTTTATTTGGAATTTCATAAATGATGCCCTGTGCGGTAACTTTCTTCACAATGCCTGCACGGGTGTAGTCTGCTTCCAGCAGGGCCAAGTTCTTGCGATCACGAACTGTGGGTTGTTCAATTTTGATAGCAATGAACCGCTTGCGAAAATTGATGTGGATCTCTTTGGCAGTGGAGTACACCATACCAAGTCCCAGTCGCATACGCTCGGCCTGGACCTTTTGTGCGTCGGTGTATTTTGTGCTCATTGCAAAATTACGCATACGAGCATCTTGAGCGGCCCACCATTTGTTTGGTGCGGCCTGTGTGTCAAGTTCTCTGGTGTTCATATTAACCTCTTGTCAAGTCAGGCATGAAACATAGTAGCACAACAAAGGCCACAAAGGCCACGCAGGTAATTATTTCATTAATCTTTTGTTCACGATCAAGTTGATTCCACATATTCTTTTCCTTAGTTCCAGTTTTTCTTGTCGCCATACTTTTCGTTATAGTCATAGCCTTCATTGTACTCACGGATGTCTAGCTGATCCACGGCCTGAACGCGAGGCTCATTATAGGTACCATTAGGGTACCAATGTGGATCTCTTGGGCGACCATAGTAACTGTCTGCGGCACCTCTGTCATAGAGACTGCCATGCTTGCGATCATAAATGGTATCAAACTTCATCATACAGTCTCCTTGACTCGAAAGTAATGGTAGGGCAAGCCCAAATCGTAGCACAAGTATTCCCAGTCGCCATTGGCATTGCTGGCTTCCATGATCCAACGAAGTGCAACTTCGCGGGTACCTGCACCCATACAGATGGTGTTGGTCACATGCTGTTCAAACTTAATGACAGCTTCGGCTTCGGAGGCCTTGCGGGCGATTTCTTCACGGTCAATTGCTTGACCCAGAATCACAAACTCCTCCTGGAACTGCTCCAGCGTCCAAGTGCTGGTGTCAATGCCACGGGGGCGGACACCATAAGCATCCTTGTACATGTCCCAAAATGTGCATTGGGCTTGCTCCAAATCGCTCATCTCTTCCCAGCTTTTAAAGTCTTCCATCTTGCTCTCCTTGTTCCTTACTATGTTCATAGTATAAGCGATCTAGGCCCAACTGTCAACCGTTTTCTGAGTCTATTTTTGTTGTATTTTTACAACAACTTTAGTAACCCTACAATCCCAATGGCTATTGACACTAAATTGACTGCCATTTGCGGCCGATTTCCTGCACGAATGGCCCAGGCTAAAAATGCCACTGTACCTACTGCAAAGACCACAATATTGTAAGGATACATGGAAGGGCCAATGGCATTCAATGTGTGGCCGGCAATAATTAATACTGCACCGGCCCACTGTAGTACTTCGTCAAAGTTAAACTTCATTAGGCAAATTCGTAAAATTTAACTGAGGAGTCCAGCTTCTGCAAGTCACGGGCCGCGGCAGTCAATGCACGATACTTGGCCTGTACTTGGCTACGAGGCAATTCACCATCGCAAGTTAAATTCTCTGGGCTAAGATCTGCATCCAAACAGTCAGCAACTTCTTGACGACCCTTGGCAGTTTGGATTTCAAATTGACGACCTTTGAAGATAGCGTTCCACTGATTCTTCTTGTCGATGTAAGTTTGAAGTGCTTTCATTGCGGTTCCTTTTTGCTGTTTAAGTGTTTATTATACTGTGGATTGAGCCTGTGGTCAACCGTTTTCTGGTGTTTTTTAAGCCTATTTTTGTTGTATTTTTGCAACACAAAAACTAGTACTTTTGTTGCATTTTTACAACATAGCTAGCCAGCTGTTTCGCGCTTTGGTGTAGAAAATATGACGCCCAATTTGTGTCACTTTGTGCTCTTGTACTGCCCAATGCGGATCTTTAATATAGTCAGCATGGTAAAATAAACTCTTGTCAAGACTGGCAACTTTATAGCCATGTATGACATCCCATGCAACGCTTTCCGCTTCAGCATATAGTGCTGGATTGGGTTTGGGTAGTTTCTTTTTTAAGGTCCAAGAAAATTGCCCCCGGGCATAAACAACAGAACAAATATCTTTGCCCCAGTAGCCTGTGCTGAGCCGGTTCAGTGTGACATGGCCCACTGCATACTTGCCAACTTGGTCCTCTACTCCGGCCTCATAATAGATGTTGCGGGCCAGGCATTCAAGATCTTTAGGGGTGTACTTGACTGTGGTTGAGGTTTTTACGATTCGATTTAGGTCCTCAACTTCACTTTGAATAATGTCCAATCGTGATTCTATACGAACCATAAAGAGTAACAGAGCTGAAATTCCTAATACGGTGAGCCACTTATTCATCTTTACCTCGAGTAAAGTTTAACAAGTTCCTAGTATAACATAGGTCTGATCATCTTGTCAAGAAAAAAGGACCCTAAGGTCCTTTTGTTGCAATTTTACTACAGTGGTTTAGAACCAGAGTAAAACGCCCTGACTACTCAATAACATGCCAATGCCTGCAACAATAAAACTGCTCCAGAACAACGGAATGCTGACTGCCAATATACTTGCTGACAGTACAACAATTGATAATTGGTATGCAGTACTTGCATAGCCAATCCACGGACTACGCTTTTTGGCCTCATCTCGTTCTGCTTCAAGTGCCTTTGCTTTGATCATTAAATCTCGCTTGCCATCTTTGGGTTCGTTTTCATAACGATCAATTCTAGCCTTCAGCTCGTCTGCCCGTTTAACATCCTTTGCTCGTAGTGCATCATCACGAGCATATTCAGCCATGGTTTGTTTCATGGACTTGGCTTGATAAAAAGCCCAAGTGTCATTTGCTTTAATTGTATTGTTTAGTACTGTTGAACCAAGGGTGCCGCCGTACCATGCATTGACTGCAAGTAACAATGCAAATACATTGATAACCATACCAGCTTTGTCTTTGATTTTTGCTTCGCGCTCTGATCTTGATCCAACTGGAGGCTTTGGTGCATCTGGGTCCTTTGGTGTTTTATTGATTAAATTCATTACGCTGTCAATAAGTGCCATTTTTAATCCTTATTTCTTATGGTTGCCGCCGCAGATTGGGCATTCTTCTTGTGTTAGGTACATGTTAGTGTCCTCCTGTACTTTATTTATTTTATTTTGCCAATTTGGTAGCTTGACTTATTCTATAATTTGATTTGTCTGGATGGCAGGAATGAAAACAGCTCATTAATGCTCGGTCTGTGGTAATACGATTGTAAATCCAATCAAACCCTCGATCTACAATGGCACTCACTGTTGTGCTTGCAATCAAATCCTGTAGAGTCAGTCCGGCTTCGGCTAGTGCAGTTGCAAAACTGGCATAGCGATGATCTGTTTCTCGAGTAAAAGATAGGACTCCAATAAAACAACATGGCGCAACAGACCAATCTGCACCAACATAAATGCTCCTGGTTCGCAGGCTTTCACAATTGTCCAAGCTGGGCAATGGCGTACTGTTGTGCATTTGTACAGCTCGAAATGTTCCATTGCGATATCTTACTTCTTTTGATTGCAATTCGGCCAAAGTTCTAGTGCTTGAAGTATATGGAGCAGTTGGTGCTGGTAGCAACTCATGTGTGGTATTTCCATTCTTGTCCCTGGCTGGAGCAAAATATCTATCACTGTGTCTGGCATAGAATTTTGCAAAACCCAGTTGCTTTGCTAGGCTTGCACACTCATCAACTTGATGATCGTTGTGGGCGAACCTGGTCATGATCCAATCAGCTGTTCCGCCGGCATTGATAAATGTCTTGGCATTGTCAATGATAAACTTCCAATTGGTCTGTCGTCTATACAAGTGATGTGTATCTTCCAGACCATCCAGTGCAAATGATATTCTAACATTTTTTATCAGGGCCAGACTTTTCCAAAACTCTGGAGTCCTGGCTGAACCATTGGTGTTGATTTCAATCTGTGCTGTTGGACTTGCTGAACTGAAGTGCTGTATAATTTCCAGTGCATCTCGATTTGTAATGAAATCGCCCACGGTGCCGTTGATGAGAAACTTTTCAATATTGACCAGGTCTGCTGTTGGTAATCGAGCTCTAACCTGTTCAATGGTCCAAACTTGATCCATACTAATACTAGGATGTTCGTACAAGCTGGAAGTTGGATATCTAGCACACAACGGGCAGGCCGCATTGCATTGCGAACTGATTTCCAAATGCAGATGTTTAACTGCTGACCAATTCATTAAACCTTCTCTACCAGGTTGTCTCTGAATATTTCCCAGGCTCGTTTCCATGTCCATCTTTGACTTACTCTATGCACATCGGCTCTGTTAATTTTCAAACACTTGTCAACTGCCGCCGCCAGACCTTCGCTTTCTTCAACCATGAATCCGGTAACACCTTGATCAATCACATCAGCAGGTCCTTGGCAGTTATACGCCGCTACAGGAGTGCCACAGGCCATGGCTTCAATCATTACCAGTCCAAATGTTTCCCATTTACTGGGGAATACAAACACTTCAGCATTGGCATAGTAACGAGCAAGATCAACTCCTGTCTTAAATCCTGTGAACACAACTTCTGGATATTGCCGGCGATATGTTTCCAGCATGGGGCCATCTCCTACCATGATTTTTTGATAACCAGGATAGTCTAATTCTAAAAACGCTTCTAGATTCTTTTCCTTGCTGACACGACTTACGCACAGCAAGTATCTACTAGGAAAGTCTTCTCTCAGATCAGGAGTAAAGATCGCACGGTCAACACCGCGAGTCCAGGGCAATACTTCGCCACCGAATCCGTGTGCTTTTAGTTCAGCAACCATTGAATCAGTAGTTGTTAAAACTTTGCCGCTATGTTTATGAAACCATCTAACAAAGCGCCAAGTAATCCATTCAGGAACTCCAAATAGCTTTCTGAGCCCTTCAGGAAACTTAGTGTGATAAGCGGTATTGTGGCGAATATTAGCCAGTGAAAGATATGCTCTAGCCCACAGACCAAGAGGACCTTCTGTGGCGATATGGATATAATCCGGATTGATCTCCTCAATCTTCTTGCCCAGATTGCGCGGATAGGCAATCTTGACTTCGTTGTAGCCAGGGCAATCAATGTAGCTGAACCACCCGGGATGAAGCACCACAAAGTTATAACCATCCAAAATCGCATGCGCCTCAATATTTGTGTAGGTCGTAACCACGCCATTTATTTGCTCCGGTAAATTATCTGTTATTATCAGTATTGTCTTTGTCATTGCTTTTGGTCCATGTAATTATTTCCCAACGACCGTCATGATGTTCTACAAGTGCAGTACACGATTCTACCCAGTCACCGTCGTTCATATATATGATGCCATCTATTTCTTTTATTTCCGCGTGGTGTATGTGTCCACATATGACTCCATCATATCCACGCTTTTTACAATAGGTGGCTAGATTTTTTTCAAAGTGGAATATAAAGTCCACTGCTTTCTTTACTCTTGCTTTGAGATACTGACTAAGACTAAAGTACCCAAAACCCATACGATGACGTAGCCAATTGTATTTGCTATTAAGCGATAAAATGATATCATATGCCTTGTCTCCTAAAAATGCTATCCACGGTGCCAATCTTGTGATACCGTCAAACAGGTCGCCATGTGTAACAAGATAGTGTCGACCATCAGCACCTATGTGTTCTATTTGATTGTGTATTTCCACCAGGCCAAAACTAAATCCATATGGTATCATGGGTCTCAAAAACTCATCATGATTGCCGGCAATGAATACAACTCGAGTACCACGCTTGGCATGTCCCAATACTCTACGAACAACATTGGTGTGGCTTTGTTTCCAACGCCATTTGTTTTGTTGAATCTTCCATGCATCAATTATATCGCCTACTAGATATAATGTATCACAACTGTTGTGTTTAAGGAAATTGTTCAGCTGTCCAGCTTTACAATCTCTAGTGCCTAAATGTACATCGGAAACAAAAATTGAGCGATAAGTTTTGGCTGTCATACCATTACTTATCGCCCAATTGTGGATTTTTGTGTTACTGTTTTGTTACACTAAATCCTAACCAAAGTCCATTTTGTTGTAAATGACTTACCTTCGGCCTTGTGTTTCAGTATCTTTGCAAACTCTTTTTGACGGAGTTCAGCAATGGTTTCTGTATCATGGTCGACGCAAGCCCTGTACAGTTTAGCCAGTAGCTTTTTCTGTTTCATGGTTGAGTCCTCCTTGACAAGTATTTATCTATATAAATAGATCATGAAGCCCACTGTAGCACTATTTTTAGCTGATCCAAAATGTTCAGTGCAAAGTGGAAATGGTATAATGAATGCACTTGGGCAATATTACAATTTTAAAGTGTTTGGAAAAAATGCAGTAGAAGATGTATTTTTCAACAATGTTGATATAATTGCTGTGCCTGGTGGAATAGGTGATGCCGACAGCTTTGAGAACTTGTTCAAATACAACGGTGAACGAGTTCGGCAATTTGTTAAGGATGGCGGGCGGTATTTGGGAATTTGTATGGGTGCCTACTGGGCAGGCTCACACTATTTTAATATCTTAAAAGACATTGATGCAGTACAATACATAACTCGTCCTGGAACTGATACACGCAGGCCACATGCAAAAAACATTTCAATTGACTGGTTAGGAAAACCTATGAACATGTTCTGGTATGATGGCTGTGCTTTAGTTGGTGCAGGATATCACGACACCATTGCCAAATATGCTAATAATGATGCTATGGCGATAATACAAAACCGTATTGGTCTAATTGGTTGTCATCCAGAAAGCGAACAGTTCTGGTATGATGGATACAGTTGGATGACGGGCAAGTACCACGGGGGTACTCACCATCAACTCTTGCTGGAATTTACTGATTCTCTTTTGAAACAGTAGTTTCTTTCTTTTCTTCTGCTTTCTTTACCTTGGCAACAGGTTCAGGAAAATAGGGTTCGATCACATAGTGATTTGCGCCCCACCAGCCAAATGCAGTGAAGAATCCGTATACTATAACTTCAAGTATCATGGGCGTTTTGTCATGATACCGTCGGCCAAGCCGTATGCAACAGCTTCTTCGGCGCTCATGAATGTATCTCGATCCATGTCTTTTTCAAACTGTGGATATGTTTTACCAGCTGAGTTATGCTTGACATATAACTCTGTTAGTCGTTTTTTCCAAAATACAATTTCATTGTAACTGATTTCAATATCACTTACCATGCCACGAGTGCCACCTGAAGGTTGGTGGATCATGTGTCTTGCATTGGGCAATACAAACCGTCGACCTGCTTGACCAGACTGCGCTAAGAAACTGCCCATGCTACATGCTTGACCCATGACAATGGTGCTTACAGGGCTTTTGATATATTGCATTGTGTCGTAGATTGCCATGCCTGCTGTAATGCTTCCACCAGGGCTGTTAATAAAAAGATTGATTTCTTTTTCTGGGTTGTCTGCTTCTAAGAACAGCAACTGGGCAACAATCAGATTGGCCATTTGGTCATGTACTTCGCCTTCAAGCAATACAATTCGCTCTTTGAGTAAACGACTGTAAATGTCGTAACTGCGCTCACCTGCTCCGGTCTTCTCTACTACGATTGGCACTAAACTCATAATTTTCCTTTATAGATAACTTGTATTTTCTTTTAACTTAACGAGCATGTCGTCAATTGGATAAAGCTCTGGGTACAAGCCTCTCCATGGATTCAAATGCACACGCCACATTGTATTCACCCTACAATTTGCTTTTAGCCAATGCTTCTGCACAAAGTTCCAGTAGAAGTACATGGCCAGTCCTGGATTAATAGTGGGCCAATTTGTTACAGGATCAACCCAGCGTCTAATTTCAAAACCTTCCTTGTACAGATTGTTTCTTAGTGTTTGCTGATTGGTTGATGTACGAACAACATTGTCTTTGATTTTTAATTCTGCGCCAGGCATTAAATCACTGAATGCCTGCGATAGCACTTCAGGACTGCGCCAACATTCAACATAGTCAATGCTGTCTGCAATTGGGTTATGTACTTTTACACGCCAGATCATATTTCCATTGTCTCGGCTTGTGTTGATCAACTCATTGTGAGGATCCCAATGTTCTTGCATGTAGGCTGTACGCTTACGCAAATTTAATCCGGCCTTTCCTTTTTCTTGATCAGATTTTGCGGCAAAGTAATTGCCAACAAAGTCTTTGTTATTTTCGGTATGCCTGCACCAAATATATCGTAAGGCCCATGGTCCTGCGCCATCGGGTACAATCAACGGTGCCATTTTAACACCGTCATATCTGGTCCACTGTGGCTCTGCTGGAACTAGTAAGCTTCCATCATTAAAGTACATGCATGATCTCCTGTTCTATTAATTATGGATAGTCAGGACTGGTGTTTTTGCCAAAGTGCCAAATGAAGCAACCTAGCTCTTCGTCCCAGCTGACATCAACTGCATACAATGGAACTTCCCAATGTGTTAGTACTGCATTGGCCATTAAAATCAAGGAGTCGGGATATTCTTTGAATGGATCTAGTCCATTGTACCATGCTGTAGAAAAGTTATCCCAATCCGCAGGATCGAGATAACTTAAAAGGGTTTCACGGTCGGTAATTTCATTTAACTTTTGCATTCAACTAGTATAGCTGAATTGTCAGTTAATTGCAACGAGTTTCTTCCCGTACTGTCTGGCCTTGTTCATTTTGAATGATGTAACGAACACAGTTGGACTGTACCATTGGCGCAGGTTGTGTGTAGTACACCGGTGGCTGAGGTGCGTAGTACACCGGAGGCGGTGCGTAGTAGGGTTCGTAGTAGGGACGGCTTAGACCATATCCAATGACACCACCAATCAAGGCAGGTGCAACCCAGCCGCCACGATAACCACCACCTCGATAGTAGCCGCCACCATGATGTTGTGCCATGGCAGTAGTAGCTGTCAATGTCAACAATAAAATTGCAATTAGCTTTTTCATAATAGTCTCCTTTAGACTCTAAAACTTTCACCGCATCCACAGCGGTCTTTCTCGTTGGGGTTAATGAATTCAAATCCTTCATTTAGCCCTTTGCGTACATAGTCCACAGTCAACCCGCTTAGATATACGCTACTCTTTGGATCCATAAAAATCATACATCCTTCACAGTCAAAACATTGATCCCCTGTGGCCTGACTGTCTACATATTCTAACACATAAGCAAGCCCAGAGCAACCGGTAGTTTTCACTCCAAGTCTAATGCCCAGTCCGTGGCCTCTACGGCTCAACATGCTTTGGACCTTGTGCTTTGCTGGCTCAGTCAATGTTATCATTTTTCCCCATGCTACTCAAGGCCTAATTCCTTACGAATTTTTGTGGCACTGATATCTGTTACTGCGTTATCAAATGTTTCTTCACCGGCAGTATAGCCTACTCCACGACCCCAACCAATGTGTACAATGTTAGGAACAACTTGTATTTCATATTGACCCTGATATAATGGATCTAAATCACGCTTGATAAAGCTTTTGACTTTGGCCACTTCAAATGGGTTACTGCCTTGCCAGCCTTGCACATCACGCACTTGAATGATCACTTGACCAGTACGAGCCAGCAGGCGTTCAAACAACGCACGATGACCATCATGCCATGGTTGCCAACGGCCCAGCATTTGTACTGTTTCTTTCTTCCAATCAAACACAGGCCTACGACGATTGTCCAGTATGTGTCCTGCAATAAACTCGCCCCATGTTTCTGCTTTTTGCACAGTCACTCGGAAGTCATAAACTTCGGGTTCTACAAACATGGCATTGGTATCTGCATAACGACCTTCGCGAATGGTATCTACCCAAATGGTCCAGTCTGCTTTGAAGTTGTTACGCATTTCAACCAAGGGTGCAACAAAGTCACAAATTACAAAATCGGTATCATAACTGTCTGCAAGTTCTCGCATACGCAGACTTTGACGAATACGGCCTTCATGACTGAAATCCCAATCGTTGTATTTTTTACGAACATCGTCGGCATTGAGCCACATTACTGTTTTCTTTTCAGCTTGCAAGTGATCTAATACATGCTGTGCCAATGTGGTTTTGCCCGAGCCCGGAAGGCCCATGATTAAAATTCTAGTTGGCATGTTTGGCCTTATAGTCGGCAACAGCGGCCTTGATGGCATCTTCAGCCAAGATACTGCAATGAATTTTCACTGGTGGTAGCGCCAGCTCTTCGGCAATCTCACTATTTTTAATCTTGGAGGCATCATCCAATGTCATGCCCTTGACCATTTCAGTTATAAGACTACTTGATGCAATAGCTGAACCACAGCCGTATGTTTTGAATTTTGCATCAGTGATTATTCCATCTTCTACTTTGATCTGTAATTTCATCACATCACCGCAGGCTGGTGCACCTACCATGCCAGTGCCAACATCAGTATCATCTTTTGCAAATGAGCCAACATTCCTGGGATTCTCGTAATGGTCAATTACTTTTTCTGAATATGCCATTAGTGTATACTCACATGTCCTGTTGCGGCTAACACGGCTAGAATTGGTCCAGCAATATGTTCAACGATCTCATACAATGCCCAGAAGGTTAGGGCTACTGCCCACCAAGGATTGGACTCTGCTTTACGACCAAGCCATGTAAAAAACTTACCATGCGCCTGGCCAATTTTATTTGCGAATGCTACAATCATTTTTTAAACATTCCTAGTACTTTTGCCTGAATTGATTTGGCAAAATCAGGTTGTGGAAAATTCCAACCAACGAACGCACCTAGTGCAAACCAAAATAAAGTTTCTAACATAACATATCCTCCTTAAAGGTGTAGGCATATATTTACCTACTTTTTCAAGGAAAATGGGGCCTTTCAGCCCCATTTTTCTCGATACTTCAACATGGCCATTTCTCTGGCCAATTGTAGTCTGGCTAAGACATAGTCGCTAAGTTCATCGTCTGGCCCCAGCGTTGCAGGCTCAACCTTTGTGGAACGCCTAGTGTTAACGATAATGTCTTCATCATCAAACTCAATGTCACTAGGTCGAGTTCCTTGACTAATTAGTCCTAGTCTTAGTGGGTTACTTCTTAGTAGCTTCGGCTTTCGGATCCTTGGCGCTGGGTGCAACTGGTGCACTTTTAGTAGCGTCAGACTTGGCTACCTCCTTGGTAGCTTTCTTTTCAGCTTTCTTTTCAGCTTTCTTTTCGTCTTTCTTGGCTGGCGCGGCAGGAGCAGTCGCGGCAGGCGCAGTCGCGGCAGGCGCAGTAGTTGCTGGTGCCTTGGCTGGCTCAGCGGCAAATGCAGTAGCGGCAAACAGGGTTGCGATAAGTGCGGATACTAATTTCATGATATTTCCTTAAGTTGTTTATACACACATTATTGTCTGTATACATATATAACGCCTTGATCAACACTACCGTTGACACAATCCGGACAATTTCGGTAAATATTGTTATGCCGCTTACACCAAAACCTTTACTTTCTGTACGGGCTATAATTCAAGGATACATTCCTGGCCAAAGAAGAATTTTCCTTCTGTGGAGCACTATGAATGCAACTAGATTAACATGTAGCTCAATTTCAGGCTCACTTGCATTAACTAATACCAGCGGCTTCTTTGTTAGTCGTCTAACATATGGTAGAGGTGCCACTTTTTTATTCACTGCTACAGGACCTGGAGGTAGCACACAATCGGTGATAACAGTAAGCCAGACTGATTTTTAACGACACAATCCAGATAATTTTAACAATATTTCTGTTTCGCTATCAACATCGGCCCAGATATCCACGGTAATACTGTGTGGTAGCATAGGTCCATTGGTCCAATACATTTGGTCTGTGGTAATTCCAAACTGTTCAACCACTTGCCGACCGTCAGGTTTCTGTGTCCACTCATATACAGCGGCGGCCGCATAAATCTCTACATCACTTGGATCACCTAATGCTAAATTTTTTAATAACACTCGTTTCAAAATAAATAATCCATGTCAATCAAATCAGAAGAAACTGAAAAGCAAAGAAGACTGAGCATTTGTAACACCTGCGAGCATCGTCATCCTGTGACAGATGTGTGCAAAAAGTGCTGGTGCTACCTGCCATGGAAAACTGGTCTCAAATTCAGTTACTGTCCTTTGGGCAAATGGGGTTCAAAGGTTGATCCAATTACAGGCCTGCCCGATCACAATCCATAAACACTATCGCATTCAATCAACATCTTGGCCATGGCCAAGTCTTCTCGATTCTTAAAGGCCACTGCAACGCCAATGGTATTGCCGCCACGCATCGGATCTAGAAATTGTTGCTGTGCCACATTGACAATGTCAATTTGATGTTCTTCTAACTGCTGTCGAACCTCGGCGACAGCCTCTCGGATATCCTTCTGAATGGTTATGTATTCATTGCCTGTTACATCCTCATAGAAGTGAAACTTCTTGTACACCATCCAATAGTTTGATCGTTCATCAGACCAATACTGATTGTAATTGTTTATTGCCTTTGCCATTTTTGAAACAACCCGTAGATTTCATCCATGTAATCTTCTCGACTACTGGTCACCACAATAATCTTTTCGCTCACTGGATCAACACCAACTCGTTGTCCGCCAAAACCCACCCACCAATAACTGGCTTTTTGTCCCCAGCGTTCGGGCATGATCCAGGTCTGATATCCATATCCAGAAAACGCTCGGCCTGCTTCGCCAGTTGAGTTTGGCAATTGTTCTGTGGTAGCTTCTTTCATAAAACTACTGATGCATTTATCTTCAGACTTTAGCTGTTTGATAGACCACATGGCCAGACGTCCCCAGTCTTTGCTGGTTGCACTAAACCCTGCCTGTGCCACTGCTTTATTGTCTTTGTCAACCAGCCAATGTCCTGGTCCTTGACTGCCAATCTGCGACCATATGTGCTTGTTAAAATTATCAACAAATCCACCTGTATGATCTGCAACATTTGCCAAGCTTAATGTATCAGTTCCATTGTAAGCAAACCTGGATCCACTGGCCACTGGTCTGCCCCAAGAGGTGTCACGATCTGCATCGTGCTTGATCATTTCTAAACCAGTCATAATACCGGCTCGTTGCATCAGCCAGCCGTCACAATCTCTAGCAGGATCACATGTACCTGGTTGTTTCTTAATTAAATTTCCTGCATATATAGCTCTACGAACACCACTACTCATTGTTAGCAAATTCTTTACTGTTGCTTCGCCATATACTGTGTCTTTGAGGTCCGGAGAATATGTCTGCGCTGGTTTATTGAGATCTGGTATTTTACCTTCGCATGACATGGCGCCAACGGTGTATGCAGTTAAACTCTTACTCATGGACCATGAAAAGTTCAACGAGCGTGGACTTGCTGGTTGTCGATACTTTTCAAACACCAGCTGTCCCTTTTCTATCATTACAATAGACAATGATGCATTACGATCAAACATGGATTCTGCTTGATTAATAATATTGCGGTCCGACTCGGTCAATACTTTATTAGGTAATAGATTAGGTTGATCTGCCGCCGGCAAACGAATGTTTGGATACCGGAATGCCATGCCACCTGTGGCTTGACTGGGGGTGATCTCACTGGGTGCTGAATAAACTGCAACTGCTGAACAGCAAAGAACCAGGCATATTGCTGATTTTTTAAACATAATCCACCTATTAATTAGTTACTAACAGGGTTAGTGTAACACACTAAAGTTGATTGGTCAACTGTTTCCTTTGACCATGCGGGCCAGCCCGCTGATTATAAATGAAACAACCACGGCCCAAGTGCCTTGCCAGATCCAAAACATGATTGGGTCAATATTGTAATAGGATAGTACTAACATTTCTGTTCCAATTGCCAGTGCTACTAAACCTGCGACCAGGGTGGCGCCAGCCAACATAAAGACCCGCTCGATTATTTTTCGTTCTGCTTCTAGATTACGCATTTTCTCGGTCTCGGTACTGCACAATATAACTGGCCTTGGGAAATGCTAGGCGTAAAGCTTTATCTAGTTTTCGTTCTAATTCTTCTCTGCGATTGGCTAAAATTTCGTGCTGAGAATCAGTACATTCTTCACATGTAAAACTAACATCAGCACATCGCTGAGTTTTCCATCGACCAATCCATTTGCCATTTTCTTTGGCAACACCAACATTAATGTGAACTATCATAAAACTCCCAAGTGAATAACAAAGTATAACTATCTTTGCCTTGTATGTCAACCTATTTATAGACTAAATATCAGTATGACTCCGTTTGTAACTGTTCCGTTTGCCCTAAGTCCTATAAATTTTGCCTGGCTGAGAGAATTTGTTGCACCAATTGTATTGGACTATCAAATCACAGCGCCGCTGAATAACGGATTATTGCATTTTAATAGTGTGCAATCAGATAGATTGATAGCAAGCGAAGCATGGAAAGAAATTGTCAACGCAATGAGTAGTTATGGAATTGTTGATCCATCGCCGCAATTGTTTGTTTACAAAAGGTTACCAAAGCCAAGAGACGTAATTTTAGGAAATCCACATATTGACACCACTGGAAAAACTGGAGTTGATATAGAGGTACCAATTCGATTCAATATACTGATCACTGGCGAAGATAACACTGAAATGGTTTGGTGGGATATAGACTGGCGTGATCATCGAGTTGAAACTATACAGTTTCCAAACCAACGCAATGAATTGGTTGGAAGATTACAAGCTCGCGGCAAAAGTTTGGAAGATAGATGGAGCACGGTTGGCGATCCAGTGGCAAAGGCAAATAATTTAACCAAGATACAACAACATGCCAGCTTTGTTAGAACTGATAGACTCCATGCGTTAAACTGGACTGGCCGACAACCTAGGGTAATTTTAAGTGTCAGGTCGTGCCAGCCTTGGAATTCAATTATTTTGTAAGTCTGTCGTACAACGGATTTACATTACCATTCCATCGTTCAATTACCACTTCTTCTGGCTTGCAATTGAAGCGAATTGACATTTCCTGCTTGCGTTCTTCTAGTACAGGAGTCAAATCTTTATATAACCGTAAATATTCTGGAAGCATGCCTTCTCGACGACCTGCTATCAGTCTTGGCTCATTATCTTTGTGTGCTTCACTGGCAATGCTGGTTCCACCTAATCGAATAATTTCGTTTTCAAGTGCAGTTTGCAATAGGGTATATATGTGGCGGCCTCTGAACTCATCGGATGTAAAAATAATTACAATATAACCTTGTTTGATTGTTTGATGATATTCATATATGACCCCGCCCATTGCAACACCATCTGCATTTTCTGCCCAAATAATTTTATGGTTGGCCATAGTTGTATGGTAAGGTAGTCGTGCCCAACCCTTTTTTAATAAAAATGCAATTGCTTCATAGTATAGAGCACCAATGTGTTTAAATTGTGAAATGTAATCTCCGTGCCAAAGGATTACAGCATCGCCCTTGGCATCAATTGTGTCACTTATTTTATATTTCATTATTCTGTCCAATCCAGTTGATAATTGTTCAAATGATGTCGAATATACTCTTGCACACTGATATCATCAATTGACAATAGTTTGTAATCTGTCGTAATGCCAAACCTTGCAGTTGGTCGACCATTTGGCAAATTTAAATCCCACGCTTGTGGTAATGCAAGATTTGCCATACTTTCAAGTTTTAATTTAAAACTACGATACCATTCGTTTTTATCAAAACTATAAATGTAATCTCTGGCCGCTTTTTTGTATGTAGCGGGTCCACCTAATATCTTTTGTCCATTATTATTATTGTTCATTGACCAATGTTGGTATAAGCTATCATTGTACCAATTTTCAATTGCATGAATTGCGGTGTTGGGATCCACAACATCATTGTAATACAATGCACCGCGAACGCTACAGTTCAACATCTTGACATTGAAAATTAGCCACCAAAAGAAATCATGTAAACTACTAATTGGGAGGCCGGCAGTTTTACAGTTTAAGTCAAACTTGTCGTACAGCCTACGACCAAAGTTTGGATCGGGGTTGACAATAATGTTTGGGTATCGGCCGCCTTCTTGAAGATTAAGGTATCCAATTAACAAATCTTTGAAGTATGAGTAATGTAAATCCGGGTCACTAAACCTGTGTATGTTGTTGGCAATAAAGGTTTTTGCCCGTGGACTTAGATTGTACTTCTCAATGAGGCATTGCCAATTGTAATAGATACTCAAACCAAAAACTGTACCAAACAAGCAATCACCATCATCAGCAGTTACTGGTGTATAACCAGTGGCTATTAGATCGCTGTACTTGACCGATGCAGAATCAATAATTTCAAATTTTCCGTAAATGTGGTTTTTCCAAAGTGTTGGATTTTCAACCAGCGCCACTGCACTGGTACAAACACTAATATTTTTTAATTCTTCAGAGGTCAAGTTCTTTATTAATGCAATCATGATTGTGGAACTGTCAATGCCACCTGAATACATGATTGCAAACTTTTCGTTTGTTTCTCTAATTCGTTTTGCAAACTGTTGTGCTTTTAGATCACTCACTTCTGCAAAGTTTAATTTAAAAGTTGGATCGTAATCAACCATTGCGTATTTTGGAATGATTGGTTGAGGCCAGGGGTTGGTCCAGATGCTGTCATTCCTAGTCACATGTCGATATGGGTTTAGTCTCCTGCCCATATCAATTGCAAATCGACCGCCTTCACTTGTTTCCGCATACATGTTGTTCCAAAAGTCAGTGGCATAACCATTGAAATTGATTGAACTGAAGTATAGCTTATCTGTCAATTGTATCATAAAATGTATCCTGAATATCCATCAATGTTAGTACCGGCGGCCAGCACCTTGGCTGGAATCTCAATTTCTAAAATTTTGTAAAAGAAATCTCTCCAATAAGAACCCATATGAGTTGAATTCTCAACCCATATATCTGCAATTGCATCCAATGCCTCTTCAGATGAATTGCTATTATATAACACTTTCTTGATTTCTTTTGTGATACCTGTTTTAAGTTTACCATTGATGCTGTCAGCTGTTGTGATAAATCCTTCCGGGGTTGATTCACCAAAGTAATCCTGCAGATACAAATCCATTGGTTGAGTATTAAAATATATTTCTGCTATTTTTGCAGTATGCCATGCTTGAATTACAAACTGTGCATATTCTTTAAACTTCATAAAATTATCAAAGTTTACAGATGGATCAATGTAGTCAGTTGGCATTGCTAGGGATTGTATAACACTCTTAGGTGGCAATTTTCTAATCATTGGAATTTGCCTATTGAACAACACAGAGTTTCCTGGAGACAATATAGATTTGTCTCGCAATGTATATTCGTGACAGTTGTTATTTTCAAACCAAGCATCATCACCACTTAGTACACAAATAGAAATGCCTGGCATCTTCCCGCTTAGAATCTGTGCTACTTCAAATGCAGTATAAGGATCAAATGAGTCAACTGCAAAGAATCTATCAACCCCTGGACTATAATATGCATTGGCATTGGTTCTTTTTTTAAATCCGTTCATATGAATCCATGCTGTGCCTGAATCAAATGTTTTATTCCACATGTTATCCTACCTTAATCAAATTTGTTTTGTAATGCACAGCCTTTGATGCATACACATCCGCATTGCGACGGTTGTTTTCTACTTCAGCGTCTGTCACTTGTCTTATTACTTTTCCTGGGGTACCAACAACCAACGAATTGTCAGGAATTATTTTTCCGGAGGCAATAACAGTATTGGCGCCAATGATACAGTTCTTTCCAATGATTGCATTGTTTAATATTATTGCTTGCATACCAATCAATGTATTTTCCTTTACTGTTGCACCATGAATCATGGCCATATGTCCAATGCTGACTCCATCTTCTAACACCACCGGATGATTGTCATCAACATGAATTACTGTGCCGTCTTGAACATTGACACAGTTGCCAATGAATACCTTGTCATTGTCTGCTCGTATCACTGCGCCGGGCCAGACTGAGGAATTATTGCCAATTTGGCAGTGACCAATTATGGTTGCTGACTCATGTACATAGGCAGATGAATCAACTGTTGGACCAATTCCGTTTATACTGAACAATGACATGAGATACTTATTTGCAGTAGTTCTAGGGTTGTTACCAATTAATAAATCCACTTGCATCATCAATGTCTTCAATTTTAATAACAATAGATCGAGATGTCATGAAAGTCATGTAATTGTTTAATCGTTTACTGACCAGCTCGTTGCGTATTTTTTTGCTTGGTGAGCCTAGTACTATAAAATCTACATCCTGGTCCTTATGATGCACTTGCATGTCAATGCACCAGCCAGCTGGATTAGTAAATCCAGTTTTGGCAATCTTGATATCATATTTTCCTGCAAATGCATTGGTGTTACGAATCACTAACTTTTGCCATATGCCCCGGCGAGTCCGGGCTTCTGCACTGGCTGTTGCGCTCATTGCGGCTTCTTTGAAAATTGTATATTTAGATAGATGACGATTCAGCAGGTGTAAATCCCATGCGGTACTGGTGTTTAACAGGAGTCCAGTTGGTTCAATATAGGATGTATTCTTCATTCCCAGGCGTTGTGCCGTGGCATTCATTTCTCGAACAAATGAATCATAACCGTATGGATGGTATACAGCAAGCAATTTTGCCGCTAGGTTATCACTGGAGACAAGTGCAAGGTGTAGTAGTTCTCGTCGAGTAATTATCATACCAAGCTTGAGAACACGGCTACTTTCCACTGATTGTGGTACAACTGGCAATCTTTCATCCAAGTCTGCTCGACTTTCTAAGACTACAAATGCAGTCATTAATTTTGTCACACTGGCAATTGGCATGATGTCGTGTATGTTTAGACCATGCACCAGTGTATCTGTTGTTGCATTAAAAACTAAAACTGCACGAGCTGGTTCGCTAGGTGGTGCAGTTGTTTTCTTTTTTGCCTGTGCAGGCATTGCAAACATTACAACAATAAGTGGCCCGGCCAGCAGGAATCGAACCCACATTCTAGAGGTAGAAGCTCTATGTACTATCCATTGTACTATGGCCAGATGATGCAATTTAAACGATCTTACCAAGGACTCGATAAATCAGTTGGTCCAACTCTTGCTGGTAGTCTTTGCCATTTCTACGCTTTAGATACATTGACTCGACTAGCTCTTTAGCGTCGGTATTGCCCTCAATTGGCAAGTTACCTCGAGATTCTAATTCTTCAATTAGATCTTCGGTATCAAAATCACTTAGACTTACATCGACTTCGACTTCAGTATAGACTGTTGGCATATTTGACCTTTAAATTATGGTGCCCCAGGTCGGACTCGAACCGACACGCCTTTCGGCACTGGCTTCTAAGACCAGCGTGGCTACCATTACACCACCGGGGCAAAAAAACTTTACTTACGCTGTCCTTCTTTTGGCTCTCTCTTGACAACTACACCTGCGGCCAACTCTGCTTGAATCATTGCGGCCTTCCAAGCATTACGCTTGGTTGTATCAACAATGCTACATAGCATTCGCTTGGTTGTTTTGCTTAATCGAAATGTTTTACCTGGCTTCATACTGTGCTTTCGTTGTGTTTGGCGGAGCGACTGAGACTCGAACTCAGAACCCGGATTACGCCGAGCGACAGATTAGCAATCTGCTCTAATACCATTATAGGACCGCTCCAATTTACTCTGTAAAATTTATTATAAACTATTTAACCTACTGTTGTCAATGACTTGTTGAATAAATATCGCATGGAATTGTATAAAAACTTCAGCTTATCTTATGGTCCGTTATCTGTATCTGGATTACGCCTGTTGAAATTAATTAGTGCCAAAGGTGTTTACAATAGGTCTACTATTTTTAATTCAAAAGATTCTACAGTTTCCAAGTACATTGACCACAATGTGATCAGCTTCTTGGCAGGAAGGGGCTTGCTGGTTCGTGGTTGCGAGCTTTTTTACTACCCAACTAATTTTACCTCAATGATTCATACCGATGGCGCTGATGCAGATTACATGATGCCAGGAAATATGGCCAAGATCAATTACATTTCCAACTCCAGTGGCGGAGTGCTTAATTGGTACACACCAAAAGTAACAAAGATATCTCGTAAAAATAACTATTCAAACAATTATGCAAGCTTTACGGCAGATCAGGTAAATTTGCTGTACAGCAAACATCTTGTTGGATACAACATTGTACAAACTGGAATTCCACACAATGTAACAACCACGGAAGAAACTCGATACACAGTCTCTTTCACAGTGACTGACGCAACAAATAAACTGATGCCGTATGAATTATTGGCATCTAAGATTTTTATATAACAAACTATAATGGTACCCCGGGAGAGATTCGAACTCTCAACACCCTCCTTTTGAGAGAGGTGCGTCTACCAATTGCGCCACCGGGGTATTGACTTTGGTCCCACCAACAGGAATCGAACCTGTATCCAAGTCTTAGGAGGACCCGATTCTATCCATTGAACTATAGTGGTATGTGTTTGATCAATTACAACAATCGAATACCTAGCATTTGCATTGTTTCTAGCAGGTGCTGGTCAACAATTTTTTCATAGACCACGCTCTTAATCAATTCACTGTTGATAAAATATTGATCTTTACTCACAGCATAATTCATTGGAAACTCTTTGGTCCGCATGAATTTAGCATCAATTATTTCTAACTTTATTTCTTGCCCGTCAATTTGAATTGATTTTTTTGCTAAAAAGTCTTCATACAACAATATGTCTACCGCATCAAATTTGTTGTTTTTGACAAAATTTAAAAATAATACAAAAGGATCAATCCACTTCAACAGTTGATCTTTTTCCAATGTCAATGACATTGGTTGTAGTGGAGACATTTTATTTTGTATATTGTGTGCATCCCTTCCACGATTTGTTAGACTCTGTTGTGCACCAGGTATATCATAATAACAAGTCTTAATAAGATGACTCAATAAAGTTTGATAAAAGTCCTGCCTATAATACAGTTTGGCCTGCTGAGCTGACTTGGCAAACTCTATCAGCTCAGCATCAATGTTGAGTTCTTGGCTGAGAAAAAAATGTTTCACAACATAATGAATTTTGCTGTTGGTTAAAAATTTAAGCCAGCTCAACCTCTTTAAACATTCTGCTGTATACCACTGCTGGACTTCTTGAAAATTTTTAAAAATTACAGTTTTGTTTTTTAGCATCATTGGCAACAAGTCAGCAGGGTCCTGATTGGATTCAATTTGCCAATACAACCACTGACGATTCCATACTGCATCAACTAACTCACAGACTTGAATAGGTTTACCATATAACTCAAGGTTGTAAAGTATATCGCCGGCTTGCCCAAATGTATCTGTGCAATGTATTGTAAAAAATTCAAAAAGGTATATGCTTTGGTTTTTATACTTGTGCTGATTATGCCAATGCAACATTGCGGTATAGTGACTGCTTCCACTGCGTGGATGCGAAAATAAAATAACTGACATGATTTACCTATTAGGTGTAATTGGCGGGCCATGAGAGACTCGAACTCCCACTAACGGTTTTGGAGACCGCAGTACTGCCATTATACTAATGACCCTTAAAACTGTTTGCTGAAAATTGGAATCATTATTGCCGGTATCTTTGTACAACCTTGCTCACCAGGCACAGAGCAAGTCTTGGGCATTGAACCGCATGCGGCAACTGTTGCAAGTACGCAGATTGACAATAATTTTTTCATAATATCCTGGTAGCCTCACCCTGACTCGAACAGGGGACCCTTGCCTTATCAAGACAATGCTCTAACCAACTGAGCTATGAGGCTATAAACTTACTTATAAATTTGGCACGGGAACTAGGACTCGAACCTAGAACGACACAGTCAAAGTGTGTTGTGTTACCATTACACCATTCCCGAACAGAAACTTGGTACCAAGAGTTGGACTCGAACCAACCACACCCTGTGCTTCAAACAGGTGCTCTACCAGATGAGCTATCTTGGCAATAAAGATCGTTTAGGGGTGACCTATGGGATTTGAACCCATCCTATCGGAATCACAATCCGAGGTGCTGGCCGCTAACACTAAGGTCACACCTAAATGATCTTAAATACTGTATGAGTGTTAAATCTAAATTGTTGCCCAGCGCCACCTGGTGTTTACCTGCAGACTTTAAACCAGATGCTCTTCTGGCCAAAGCCAAGTTGCAGTTTCAACCGTTGGAATTAAAGCCTGGCCCAGATGGTGCCAACAAGAAGACCAAGGTCAAACCCAGTGACGCCCAGTAGGATTATGGTTGCAGTATACCAACCTGTGTGTTCTACATAATACATGGGTGGATGAGTTACCGGCGCTGACGTAACTCTAGCCGGCTGAGATTTGTATACTGCTTGCCACTGTTCTTCAAAGGCATTTGCACCTCGGTCATTGGCATCACTGACCGTGGCTGTTTCAGCATCAAGTGCCAGCCGAACTGCTTCACCTGATTTGAATTGACTTGATTCAACTGGACGACAGACTACTTCATCTGTTTCAATATAAAGTCCGGTGCTGTCTTGCTGAATTTTCATTACAACTATTTATTGGTGCGGGCAGAGGGATTCGAACCCACGACCAATAGATTAAAAGTCTACTGCTCTACCAACTGAGCTATACCCGCTTTTTTGTGAGCTTGTCGTTCTGCTTTCCAGAACACACGCTTCCATTCTTTAAGGTGTTTCCACCACTGTGGTGAACGAGTCATCGTTCCTTTCTTGACACTGGCCATAACAGGCTCTCCTATAAAATTGGTGGTAATGGCTAGAGTCGAACTAGCACTGGACTGCGTATGAAGCAGGCGCACTACCATTATGCTACATTACCTTGGAGTACAGAGTCGGATTTGAACCGACGGCTTTACTGGTTTGCAATCAGTTCCCTTGGGCCTCTCGGGCATCTGTACATGTTGAATTTGTTAAAGTAGTGCTACCACATTATAAGCACCATTCACCCGAATTAACAAGCTCGAGCGGGATTCGGTAAGTCACTTGGGATACAGGACAAAGGTGCTCCACTGCGTTTACGGGACTTGAACCCGTCCTTCTTTAACATTAGTCGGCCCTTCGAAGAAGCCTTCTAGCGAGTCTTTCTCTTGCTGACACTCTAACAAAACTTGGCGCCCTGTGATGGAATCGAACCACCATCCTGAGTTTCGAAGACTCTAATTCTATCCGTTGAACTAACAGGGCATAAACTGGTGGGCCAGCTTGGAATTGAACCAAGACTCGACCGATTATGAGTCGGTTGCTTTACCATTAAGCTACTGGCCCATTGACATGGCGGAAGCGGTGAGATTCGAACTCACGGGAGGTTTAACCCTCCGCTAGTTTTCAAGACTAGTGCCATAAACCGGACTCGGCCACACTTCCTAAATTGGTGGAGAATACTGGGATCGAACCAGTCGTGCCCGAAGGCGGCGGATTTACAGTCCACTGCATCACCATTGATGCTTCTTCTCCGTTAAACACACTGTCTGCGACATTACAGTCCTGGCCAGCTCAATGTGTATATTAAAGCACATACCAGTCCCGGGGATTTGAACCCCTTTCTCTAGTAGTTTACCACGACGTTTGCAGTCAGGCAAGTATATGCTTTAATATACTAGATTTTTCACACCACACAAGGTGCTTCATCCCTAGTACCGCCCGTTTGTGCTTGTTTATAGTGTAGCACAGGACCTCGTTTCCTGTCAACCACTTGGCGATCAACGATGTCTCTGAGTCAACATCTCTCGCTTGTTTAACTGATGCATGTGTTGCGCTCTCTTCATCTTGTCACGGAGCAATTTTTGTAACTGCTCTTTGCTCAATGTATGAGTGCGTGTCCACTCTGCTTCTTTGATCTTTTTATCTAATGTCATTGTTCCTTATCACAAAAAGAAAAAACCCCGGAGTGTTAGTCCAGGGTTCAAGTAAACGGTCTGATTACTTTATCCTGGATGAGCTCCTAGAATATGGCGAACATGATAGCTCATACTAAAGGAGTCACAGAAGCTCATGCTCTGTTTTGAGCACCACTGCGATAGTCTTGATATGAATGTGTTCGTCATAGTAATCATTGTACACTTACTTAGCCTTGTTGTCAACCTCTTGTTGCGTTAAGGCTAAAATTATTAATTTTTTGATAGTTCGTCTAGTCTTTGTTTTGATTCAATTTGGCCCAGCTTCATTTCATACATCATGATCAATGCATACACCACGCCAAGTGCAACCATGGCAATACCCAAGTATACGCCATAGCCAGTTTGTATGATGGTACTGAATGTCAGACCCATTACAATAAAAATTACAACCATCTTGACAGTTTCAAATACAGCTCGTTGTTTGTTGGTCATATAAATCCTTCTAAAAGACTATTATAGCACAAAAAATCAGTTTGTCAACCGGTGTTGTATTTTTACAACATTATGTGAGTTCGGCATTGATATCACTGGCATTCATGGCTCCGGATGATTGTAGTGCCATTTGTTATTTCATCCAATCGGGTAAACTCGGAGTCACTAGGCCTTCGGAGCCTGGTTGATAGGTACCACCATCAGGTGGTATCATGGGTATCATGTTGGGATCCATTATATCACCTGATCCGTCATTGTTTCTAAGAGCATGTATACAGTAGGCCACTGTGTTGTTCTCCAGTGCTTCTAATCTATGATTTTTGTCTTTTTTAATGAAAATCATATGTGGTGCAGTAAACACATTATCAGCACCATCTACAGTGACTCTAAGACTACCAGCGGCCAACAATGTGAAATGATCATACAAGTGAGTATGACCCAGTTCAACATCGCCTGCATTGACAAAGTGCATTTGTCTGCTGTAGAGATTGGACACACATCCAATTGTGATAGCTGGTGCGCTCATGTCAATAACCCCACCAGATGAATACAGCGCCGCCCGATCCAGCAACACCAGTGGCTTTACCAGTGGTACCGCAATATTCGTTGTCCATACCACCACCACCACCACCACCTCCATAGGTGCTTCCTGCTTGAGCAATGTAGTTTCCTGCGGCAGGCGAACCGCCTTTACAGCTATTTTGTGGCG